TCGCGCAGGATCGGCATGTCCCGCACGTTGGTCCACAGTTCGGCGTCCGCCGGTACCCGCACCATCGGCGCGAGCGCGGCGGCCAGGTCCGCCAGGGTCGGGTAGATCCACGTGTCGGCCCACATGCGGCGGGCCGCCCCGAAGTTCCCGGCGTTCAGGCTGGACCCTTGCAGGCCCTCCGATGCGCCGAGGATCACCGGGTGAACGCGGGACAGCATCGAGATGCGGGTCTCGCCGGCACCCTGGGTGGCCTTGAAGTCGATCTGCCGCAGGTCAGCACCGACGACCGTTGCGTCGGCGCCAGCGGTCAGGTACAGGGTCCGGTAGGCGTTGCTGACGCCGGCGTGGCGGGTTTCCATCATGTCGACGAACTCGTCGAACTGCTCCTTGTTCGCCGCCGCCAGACCCTTGACCACCAGGTTCGGGGTGTTGTGGGTCAGAATGAAGTCGTCGGTGACGTACAGGTGGTCGTCTGAATCCACGCCGATGCACTGGGCCGGCTTGCGGCCGACGTGCTCAACGCTCTGGATGTAGCGCCACCTGCCGCCCCGCACGTCAGGCCGATACATGGCAGCCTTGCGGGCCAGCCGGCACGGCACGATCCACTCGGGCAGCCGGCTGATCGACACCCGCCACTGGGCGCGCGCCTTGCCAGTCGCCAGCCGGTGAGCCCGGACCGAGACGACAGCGCCGAGGCCGCCGGCAAGCTCGCCTACCTGCTCAGCCAGCCGCTCGCTGGTGCTGTCGAACCGGACCGTGTTCGGCTGCTTGCGCTGAACGCTTCCGTCGGTGTCGATCAGCCCTTGGAGCAGGGCAACCCGCTGGTTGACGGATGCCCGCAGGTACACCTCGGGGATCGCCTTCTCGTAGCCGGGCTTGTCGAACAGACCGAGCCGACGGACGCGGGCGGTCAGCGGGTTCGTTCGGGGTCCGCCCGGACCCTTGAAGTAGAACTCCGACCAGCCGCTGCGGTCCCGCCGCACGACTGTCACGTCTTCGGGCAGGAGCGGCGTGAGGATCGCCTGCTGTTCGTCCACATCGTCGCGGTGCGCAGCCATCGAGACTCCGCCGCTGCCCTTGCCGTTGCTGCGGAAACTTCCGTCGCCCAACAGGGAGCCGAGCAGGTAAGGGTCGATGGGGAGGTCGCCCGGGTCATCAAACTCCACCGGCTCGACCAGCGGCACCGACCACTTGAAGGGGCCGCTGTCGTAGCTGATGCCGTCGGCAACGAGTCGGGACAGGGGCAGCGTGCGAGTGACGCCACGCTTGCGGTCGTAGGCGCTGGCCACGGTCCACAGGTGGTCGGCGGTGCACTCGGTTGACCCGCCGCTGGAGAACGTGACCCGGTAGATGTCCTGGATGCCCTGCGGGTATACGCCGAGCACCGTCTTGGGCTTCCCGTCGGAGCCAAAGACCCGGTCTCCGACCTTGATGGAACCCATCTCAACCCAACCGGCTGGTGTAAGCACACCAGCATCATATGGTTGAGGAGCCCCGTTGGCGAAAAACTTCAACTTGTGGGTCGTCGCCGCCTGGTCCCCCTGGATCTCCCGAACAGCCGGGGTGATCCACGACATGCCGATACCAGCGGCCTCCGGATCGGGAAGCGGCGACCAGTGGGCCACCTCATCCGGCAGCAGAATCTCCACCGGATAGCGGCCCTGGGCGATACCGCCGTTGCAGTAGCCGTACCCGATCAGCTCGCCGTCCAGGGCGTGGGCGGCGTCCTCGGGTTGCTGCTGCGACCCGTAGATGATGACCGTCCAGTCCGGGCGCAGCACCCGCAGCCTGCCGCGAGTCCGGTTGGTGACGTAGGCGTTCCCGGCAAGACCGGCGTGCCACTCCATCAGATTGATGAGCTGCCCGGTCGTCGCGTTCGTCCACGGCTTCTGTAGCGGGCTCAGCGCCGAGGTGGTGAAGGTGCGGCCGGCCTTCGGGGACCAGTCGGCGTTGCGGAAGCAGAACCGGGCCTGCGACAGCACTGATGCGCGGACCAGTTGCGCTCCGAACGCTGGCGGGCAGGTCCGCAGTGCCGCCATGTAGCCGGGCAGCGTGTTGGAGATCTCCTTGGTGCGGTCAGCGGTGTAGGTGGTGTTCAGACCGAACGGGTACGACTGGCCGTTGTACGAGAACTGGTTGGCCGGCAGCAGAAAGTCCGACAGCCACGTGTCGATGCTGAAACGCTTCTCGTCGCGGCCCTGGGCTGCGGCGATGCGGTCGAGCAGGCCCACGGTCACCCCGATTCAGATGTGAGCGCGCGGGCAGGTCAGGGAGTCGTCACGGGTGCCGGGCGCCGGTCGTCTTGCGGGCGTCCTGCCAGCCGACCTTCACCGCGGCCGCCGACCACGCCACGGACAGCCACAGCACGCCGACCAGCTTCGCCACCGACCAGCCCACCGCGAACAGCACGCCGGCGAGCAGCGTCAGCAGCATCCGCCGGAACTGGATCTGGCGGCCCTCGGTGGTGATCCGGTCCAGGGGCACACGGTCGAGAACAGCCACAGTGGGCTCCTAACGCCAGGACGCAAAGAATGGTTGGACTGGCTCGGGCGCCTCGTGCAGCACCCACAGGCCCATACACAAGGTGATCGCGGCGTCGATGTGCCGCTTCGACTTGCCCTTGCTCAGCGTGAAGCCGCGGTCCTGCTCCCGCTTCACCGCGGACTTGACGTGCGCGCCCAGGTCGGGGTCACCGTCGTGGACGACCTTCCGCTCCAGGATCAGGTCATAGGCGAGCCCACAGGCCGGCGCCATGCGCTGCGGAGACTGGTCGAACTGGATCGCCAGAATCCCCTCATCTTCGAGCATCCGGCCGGGCAGCTCGAAGAACCGCGGGTCGTAGACGACGCCCCGGAACCCGCCGCCGTGGGCCTCGGCTCGGACATGGTTGAAGACGTCGAGGTGGTCGATCGGTGTGCCGTCCGGCCGCCAGATCCGCGAGGTGATCGCGAACCGGCCATCGGTCAGCCCCTCGATCCGGCTGACCGCCACCGAGTCCCGCTTGAGCGCCATGTCGACGGCGACGACGAACGGATTCGACTCGTCGGACGTCCAGGTACCCGTGCAGGCGTCCCACGCGCCGGGGTGATCCTTCAGCCAGGACTCTTCGGCGATGTCCACCCAGGTGTTGGCGAAGTAGCGCAGCCACTCGTGCCGCGGGTACGACGGCTGCCCCCACGCGTCGACCCGGTCCCGCACCGACCACAGCACGTCAGCGGCCCCGGAGGCAGCCCGGACCGCGATCTCCCGGTCCTTTGGGTTGTCATAGGCAAGCCCGGGCGGCGCCTCATGCCAGTCGAACAGGTACCGGGGCGACACCCGAGGGTCACGCTCGACACGTTTGCCCAGCTTGTAGTACTCGCCGAGTAGCGAATGGTCCACGTCGAAGCCGGCCGTTGACAGGTTCAGCCGGCGACCGGAGCCGCGGTGCGTACGACGCTTCTTCGTCGACTTGCCGATGACCGTGTGAACGCGGGCCTTACGCGAACCCGGCTCGCCCCACTCGTGCAACTCGTCACAGATGAACAGCGAGGGCAGACCGCCCTCGTTCGTGCCGGCGACCGCCGCGACCCGGAAGATCCGGCCCGGCCGACCGTCCGCAAAGAGGATCTCCGTGTCGTACACCTCGAAGTAGCCGCACAGCGGCGCCTCCTTGACCGACTGGTCCCGGCCTCCGCACATGGTGGCGGCGGCGGTGAACAGCAGATCAGCCTGCTCAAACGACGCCGCCGAGATCGGGATGTTCGGGGACTCGACCGCGATCTGCGGCGGTCCCGCGAGCTCCAGGACGGCGATCGCGGCGATGAACTGCGTCTTGCCGTCGCCCGTCGCTGCACCGCGCATGCCCTCGTCGTAGCGCCACTCGTCACAGTCGGGGCAGTACTCGTACCAGCGGTAGAGGAACCTCTGCTGGTCGACGCGCAACTTCAACGGCTGGCCGTACCAGTCGCCCTCACCGCAGATGCAGTAGGTCTCGATCCAGTCGACGGCAAGGCCGCCCTGCGTTGGCCACAGCTCACCGGCCACCGGGGTCCAACCGCATGCCTGGCAGCCCAGCTCAGCCGTCGATGACCCTCGGGTCGGCCCTCGGCGGTTGCGGGACGGCGCGTGGACCGACATCGGTTCCACCTCCGAACCGACTGTTCAGGTCTTGCAGCGACTTCGTCTCCGTGATTACCGCGATGCCGAGAGCGGAGCGGTTCAGGGCGCCCATGCCCATCTGCTTCTCGCACGCCTGGACGGCGGCCAGCGCCTTGTAGGCGGTCCCGTACATCGGGTTCTCCACCGGCTGGCCCTGCGACCCCCGCACCACCGGCTCAAGGTCGGCAGCGGCCATGAGCCGCAGGTAGCGGTCCATCTCGGTAACCCAGCGCAGTAGTACCGCCCGGTCGACGGGGGTTTGAACCTGGGCCACGCGGTCGTCCCAGTAGGCGCCCCAGGCATCCATGGCCTCAGCGCACAGGCCGTCGGGTGGCTCGAACCGTGCTCCGGCGACGACGGCCAGGTCGGCGCGGCGGCCGTTACGGCTGTCGACAGCCATGCCGGCGGGCTTCTTCGTCCGAGGCATGGCTTCACTCCTCAGCCGACTACCAAGAGTCACTTCACGCTCAGTGACGGGCGATCCTGGGCCTAACATAGCGTGACCAAAAATCGGGCGCCTTGGTACCACGGGGGGAGGGGTTGGGGCCCAGGGGTCCACCGACCTGCAAAAACGCCCGTGCCGGACCCACCCCCCCCGGGGTGGGTCACGCTACGTCACATTGGCATCGTCACTCTGAGTTACGCTAGCTGAATGTGATGATCGACTAGCGTGCGCCAGCACTACGGTTACAGCGAGCGTGCTCTATGCGGTCGCCTCGCGCCGTCGGGTCAACCGACCTGGCCACCGAGTGGCCGAGGTCCAGCTCTTGGCCTCGCAGCATCGGCTCACCGCAGCGCGGGCAGGGCTTCCCGTATGCCAGGGGCAGCAGCCTTGCGCGGGTGGCGTCATGCTGCCCGTCATATCCCCGCTGCCGTGCGCTGGGCCGGTTGGGTCGACGTGTCGCCTCATGCCGCCTTGAGCACCCCGTACAGCGGCCGCCTTCACTGAGCGCCCCGCAATCCAGGCACGGACGCTTCGGCATCAGGCCGCCAGCAGCTCACTCCGCACGGGGCGTCCCGAGACGGCGCGGGTCTTGGCCTCGACTTCGAGCACGTCGCGGACCTTGAGCCGCCCGTTGTGCGCGGTCAGGTGCCCGAGTTGCGTCCATCGACGCACGAGTTGGCGGGACACGCCGGCGATACGGGCGGCTTGTGCTGGTCGGACGTATGTGTCGAGGCCCATGTCCACCTCCGGATACGCCGAACGCCCCGACCGTGGGGCCGAGGCGTCTGCGGGCATAGCTTCGCTACTGGTGGAACTGTAAACCCGCCTGGCGATCTTGTGCAACGTTGCGGTCGGCGTGTCATTCCAGGTGGGTGGTGGCGTTCCACATGCCGTTGCTGAGCAGTTGGGCGTGGCAGGTCCAGCGGGTGCGGAGCATCGCCCCGAACGAGTTCTGCGCGTCGACGTCGCCGGTCAGATAGATGCCGTCCCAGCCGCGGTCGGCGGCGCTGACGTTGGTGAACTGTGCGGTGGCTGGGCTTTTGAGCTGGTTGCGGATCTGGTCTTCGCAGACTTGGGTGGCCTGCTCGGTGCGGCTGGGTTTGGCTGGGGCGTGGGGCCAGAGGGCGACGGTGAGTCCGGCTGCGGCGATGACCAGGACGGCGGCGGCCGCGCCGATGAGCAGCCCGGTCCGGCGTTTGGGGCGGTGGGTGCGCGGGTTGGTGGGGGTGTCGACGGGGAAGGGGCGGGGGCCAAGTGGCTGGTCGCGGATGGCCCAACCGCCGGGAGCGTGGTCGTCGTCGGACATCACCCGAGTGTGCGCGGTCGACGCCAACCGGTCACCGGCCGTTCGGCGGGGTCAGGCCGCCACTCGGCGGCTCGCTGTGGACTGAGCGGCCGACATCCCGGCGTTGGGGTGGAACATCCCGGCCGACGGTGGCCTGGTTCCGAGTGATCGCACGCTGGGCGCCTCGCAATGTAACCGTGAAACAGAGCAAGAAGCCGTTCGGGGTGTAGACCGCATATCGGTCGAAGAAGTCGTTGGTTGGGTAGACCTCGAATGCTCCAGTGCCGAACGCTGGGGGGCCCGTGCGCACCATCAGGGGCGCCATTCGTCGCGGTAGCCGGGCTGATCGGCGTCGGGCAGGGCGATGAGCCGAACAGTCGGGCAGGGCCACGCCCATTTGCAGCCGACCAGCCCGATCCCATCGCCACAGAAGCCATCGTCACCGCACGGATGCTCGGCCAGCAGCCGACGCTTCGCGTCCACCTCGGCCAGCACGCGTGCCGGATCCCACAGGGCGATGAACTGCGCGTCGGCCATCGACTGCGGATGATCAGCTGGCCCGGTGGCAGCGACGCCGATGGTGGCGTCCAGCGGTCCGGCTCCAACGAACTCCTCGCCGTTGCGCCGCGTGGGTAGGTCGGCTGGCAGATGCCACGCCTTCTTGGGGTTGTATCGCCAGGGGCCGGCCGTTGCGGCCCGCGCCACCCGCTCAACCTCGTCGAACCGAGCCTGCAACCACTCCACCAGGTCGTTCACGCCGCCATCCTCGCACTCCGCACCAGCGCGCCGACCCATTGGTCGTACTCGTCCTGGCTCAGCGCAACCCAGCAGGCCCGGCACCGAATGTCGCCGTCGTCCTTGACCAAGGTCAGCTGATCGCAGCCCGGACACGGCCCGGTCAGCCGTTCGGGGCGTACCGGGCCGTCGCCGGTGACCATGCGCAGGGTGCGGCGCAGTCGGCGCATGTCGGCGGCGAACTCGTCGATGGCGGGATGGTCGTGGCAGGCGTCGTCCAACCGCTTGCCCAGCCAGTCGGTGAGCACGATGACCGAGGGCGGCTCCGGTCGCCGCTCGCCCTTGCCCCGGTGGTCGCGCCAGTCTTCGACCCACTGGTCGAGGATCGAGGCGACGGCGATGTGGCCGGTCTGGTCGCCGTGCATGTCGTGGACGGTGCCGCCGCGTGCCGGCATGGTGAGGTCCAGCGCGTCGACCCGCAGCGGCAGGGGTGCTTCCCGGCTGCCGGAGACGCGCGGCCCGGCGTTCCCGGAGCCGGGCCACAGGCTGACGTGGACGTACAGGTCGGCGATGTCGCGCAGGTCGCAGGCGATGCGGTGTGCGCAGCCGGGGCAGACCTGGCCGGTCTCGACGTCGCGGTCGGGGTTGGCGCAGACCACGCAGATCATGGACGGTCCTCTCCGGGCCGCTCGTGGG